TCTGTTATTCCTTTGTCGTAGCTCTTAGTCCCGTGCCTCCATAATATTACTGCACCCACTATTAGTATAGATGACATTAACAGTATGAAATTTTCAATTGAAATCATCAACATCTTCAAACTCCTCTCTCTTTGAAATTAATTTATCCTCAAACTTGCGTAGTATATCTTCTGATTCAATATCTAATATCTCACACAGAGTACAAGGGTCTATGTTCTCTTGAACTATTCGTTCCTTCAGTTCATTTAGGGTCAGAGCCATCCTTCCCTTCCTCCTGTTTTATAAGCTTATCTAAATACCACCTAGCCTTTTTCAGGTCACATATACCATCCTTAAACCTCCATCTGCAGATATACTTGCAAATATTAGAAGTAAGATAATCCATCTTTTGGTCTAAGATAAAATCTATGACCTCAATCTTCCCCTGCTTGTAATGTATGGGATTAATGTTGTCACCGGTGACATCTTTTTGTTTCACAGGTGAACTACTCTGTTGTTCTGTCATCTTCTCAAAAGGGGACATAGGCGGAGATGGTGCATATCTTGGTTCTTCACCTTCGATTGCTACTCCCTTATAAGAGACCTCTAATTTTTCGTCCATTTTTTCAACTCCTCTATCTGTTTAGTCGAGAATATTTTAATGTCATACTTAGCACACCATTGTTCATAGGTAATTTTATTACCTTTAGCCACCTTAGAATGGGGACGGGGCATTAAGAAGATTAGCTCTTTGCCTTCAAAATTTAATTGTTCAGCAATAGACCTGTACTTCTGTCTATCCCCCGTCCTAAAGAACCCTTTAACTTCTATATAGTATCTACCCTTAACAAAATCAGGTGTGTAGTTCTTTCGGATAGTATAGGCTACCCTACAGGGTTCATACTTCCACTCCTTTCCCAATGCTGTGGCACATTCTTTCTCAAGCTTACTCCGAAATTTTATTGCCATCTTTGTCAACCTCTATAACATTAGGTACATTTACAGTTTCAACTAGGAATCTTGGTCCATTAGCATATATAAATGTTCTGAGGTCTTTCCCCCAACATTCGTGCTTATAAGAACAATAGCTACATCCTACACCTAACTTCATATTGCCTGACTTACCATCGGGAATCGGCTCATAACATCTCTTAGGTGGCTTAGATAACTTAACTATATTCTTGATAGCTTTAATTCGTTCTACTATCGAGAAGAAGTTCAGTTTAGTCCAGTACCATTGAGACTCATCAGCCATATCATACTTCAAGTAAGTCAGATGTCCGTTGGTCTTATCCATAACTAACCAACCCATCTCTGTCTCACCCTCAGAATGAGCGTAACCTTTGATTTGGTCTACATATCCAAAGGGGTCATCATTTATTAGAGAACCATCTTTGAATTTCTTGAATCCGTAAGGTGACGCAGACTTAACATCAGTCACTATCCCGTCTATCTTACAGTCCATAGAACCTTTGATACCTCCTACCTCTGCTCTCTTCTGTGTATCAGTTACCTGATGTCCTGAGAGCTTCGCTAGAGCTAGTACCATCTCTTCAATCAAATGACCATAGAGAAATTTGATACGAGTGTGAGGCATAAGTTCCTCACCCTTGTACCCATTATAAGAATACCAAAGCTGTCTATCCTTCTTACCGATGTTAGACATACGAAGTTTACGTCTATCAAATTCGTGCTCTGTGATATTATTTTTCAATATCATCTTAACATTCTCACCAAAATCATCAATTATTTTGTCGACATCTACACCAAACTCAACTTTCTTGGTGTCTATCATTCGATATATGTCTTCTACTAATGTATCTGTACTCATTGTACCTCCTTTAAAATTTTATTCACTAACTCTCTTATCTTTAAAAGATAGATTTTACTAGCATTATGGTCTCCACCTGTTACTGGGTATCCCTGCTCATAAATTTTCTTTAGAGTTTCTGTGGGTATTACAAAGCCTAAGATAAACTTATCATTATACGTTAAGTTATGTATCCAAACATCTGATTCAGTAGCCTCAATTCCACTAGGCTTACCATAACTTTCGTATTCGATACAAATGTTACCTGTATTTTTCCACTTATCTTTTTCAGTTTTAACTTCAGCAGTTTTAAATTTATCTGCAACAAAATCTTCCCACTTTTCGCCAAACTTTAAATCTAAATCAAACTTTTTAAATGATTTACCTCTATTATTTGCTGATACTAATGTGTCTGTTGCCACGTTTTACCTACCTTATATTGACCGTCCAAAGGACAGTTTAAGTTAAAAGATTCACCTGCTTGTACTATTGCACCAACCGCTAGACCTCCGAAGAAATCTGCTTGGTCTTCCCTGACCTCACATTGGAACTCATCGTGTACATTGAGTACAAACTTGTAGTCTATATTGTATATTTTTGCATACCCGTCTAGCAGTATCAGAGCCTTCTTCATTATCACCGCACCTGCACTCTGTAATAGAGTGTTGAGTGCTGAGTGTTCAGAGCGTATGTGTAGTTTCCTACCATCCAATCCCCGTACCCATCCTTGCTTACTGCTCAGACGAACTTTATTCCTAAGATTCTTTAGTGCGGGTGTGTTGTCTAGAAAGTTCTTCTTGAGTAGACGACCGCGAGGTGCACCACCACCTGCTACCTGACCTATCTTAACATCACCTGCTCCATATAGGAATGCATAGATGAAAGTCTTAGCTTGGTCTCTAGTCTTCAGTCCTGCTGACTTCTGATTAGCAGTATGAATATCACCACTGACTACTTCTTTAGTGTACTTAGCGTCATTCATATAGTGAGCTAACATTCTCAGCTCGAGACCACTAGCGTCTATACCTACTAGACTGTAACCTTTAGGTACAATCCATAGGTCACGACAGTCAGCACCATAGTTACCGTCAAAACCCCATAGAACATCACCATCTTCACCATACTTTGACGCAGGTACTTGAGCACAGTTAGGTTTGGAATGAGTCATTCGTCCCGTCACCGCACCACAGGGATTAACACTTCCGTGTACCCTGCCAGTATCTTCATCTATAGCCTCTATCCAACTCTTGACCATAGCGATACGCTTGGTTATTGTCAGATAGTCTACAATCAGCTGAGCTTCAGGTATGTCAACAGTCTTGAGAACCTTCTCGTCTACAATGACATTACCCTTATCAGTAAACTCTTTAGGTTTCCACCCGAAGTGCTGTAGATACTTAGCTATCTGCTGACGAGAACCGAGATTGAACTCAGGATACTCATAGTATCCCCAGTCATTATCCTTCTCAGTTAAAATTCTCCAGTGAGCACCCTTGTCTAGCTGTGCTTGATACCTCTTAGATATACTACCATCCTTGTTGTGTTTCTTTTCTTTAGGATGTACGAGAGGTATCCATACAGGTAGAGGTTCAAACCTTGCGTGTACCTCATCCTCTAGATAGATAACCATCTCTTTCATCTCAGCCAGTAGCTCATACGCCCTCTTCTCATCGAGCAACATACCATTATCGGTCTGCTTCTTAATAATGTCAGCGGTCTTATGTTCTATCTCTGCTGACTCTGTATCTTCCTGTTCGTTGAGGTGCTTATATAAAGCCTTAGTAACCCTTACATCCTGTCGGCAATACTCCACCATCTCTCGGGTACACCTTTCCCAACCGCCTTGATAGTCGTCTTTATACTTACCTAGCCTCTCACCCCAAGAGCGGAGACTATGACCTCCCTCTAAACTAGGGTTGCTAAGTCTACTAAGTACAAGAGTGTCCCGTAGATTAAAATCCCAACGAAAGCCACTAAGCCTACGCAGGATAGGAACATCAAAGTTAATAATGTTGTGTCCAATAAGCGTGTCGACATCCTCTGATGCCAACCACTCTCTAAAATTTCCATATGTATTTTCTCCTATAAAGTTATATACAGTGGGCTCACCGTCATCAAGCATTGCACATATACAATGTATTCGAGTAGCGTTGAGTCCGTCAGTTTCTATATCAAAAAAAGCTTTCGTCATCTTCCAATACCTCCGTCAGTCTACCTGTCTCACTATCATATTGTAGTTTACAGGCTTTACCAGTTAGACCTGAGAACCTATTCTTTAGAACCCTAACAGTCGTTTGGTTTCTAACGATAGGGTCTTCGGCTTGTTGATTGCGTTCCAATCCTAAAACAATATCAGACAGTTGTGCGATAGAGGACGAACCTCTCAACTCTGCTAAGCTTATCTGCCCACCATCTTCGTGAGCTCTACCTTGAGGTCGTCTCAAGTGAGATATGAGGAATAAGCCTACTCCTGTCTCTTGTACTATCTTCCTAAGCTTGGTCATAATAGCGTCAATAGTCTTACGCTCATCTAGTGTACCGTCTTGGTCACTGACTACGATTGATAGGTGGTCTAAAACTATCCACTTACAATCGAACGATTTAGCATAAGTTCTAATCACATTAAGTAGTGAGTCTTCCGACATACTACCGAAGTGGTCATAGAAATATACATTCTTGTCAGCTACAGACCTCTGCCATAAATCCTTCTTGACTTCATCACTCAGCTCTCGTTCAAACTGAGGTATGTGGATAGGCATATTAGCTTCAATAGACATCAGACCTTTCACGCTACGCTCGATAGACTCTTCCAAGTGAATGATAGCTAGGTTATCGTCAGTCGTATCTAGTATGTAAGCTTCCAACTCTTTGACGAGACTGGTCTTACCCATACCTGCACCACTGGTGATAGTCACTAGCTCCTTCTCTCTGAATCCGTAGGTCAGCATATTCAGACCTCGATACGGATAGTCTATAGAGACAATGTTCTCATCTCTCAATAGATGTTCCCAAGTATCACAACCTTTAATGATACCTGCAGGTGTATAAGACTCAGCAGACCACCAAGCATTAGTGAACTCCTTAATCTTACCGTTCATTAACATCTCACTAGCGTCCTTCATAGGCAACTTACATATCTTTAGTTTGCCGACAGATATAATATCCTGACAGGACTTAACAGCGTCCCACCCTGCTTGGTCTTGGTCGAAACACAAGACTACATTATCGAAGGACTCGATGTATTCTAAATTTTCTTTGACGTCCCGTGCAGATGAAGACGCTCCATTCTTTAGAGAGACCACCTGCCACTTACCGTCAAACATCTCACTTACAGATAGGGCGTCTAGCTCACCTTCACATATAGTTAGGTACTTGCCTCCTGAACGATTAGCGTTCTGTCCGAATAGACCTGAGCCTTTATTAGTACCTAAGATTTGAAACTCTTTAGTCTCGACAGTCCTCTCTTTATAACCGAGTAGCCTATTGCTCTCGTTAGAGTCGTAGTATGGGTAGTAATGTTTCTCTACCTTACCTGCCTTATCGAAACCTACAGTCACACCAAACTTAGATGTGATTTTAGATGTTATCCTCCTATCCTTGATAGCAGAATTAGACACACCTCGCGGTGTAATTGTTTGCATAACTTTTACCTCCTCTACAAAATTGTTGTCACCGGTGACATCTTTTTGATAATGTCCACAAGCGTTACAATAACCGTGACCGTCAGAATAGACCGATAGGTTATCACCTGCTCTGTCCCCACCTGTCTCTCGACAAGCAGGGCAGGGCGAATGCTCTACGAATGTAGAGGCATTATGCAGAGAAGAACTCACCAGTCTCAGCGTCAGCAGACTTGTAGCCTTCGGTACGTTCGTGTACCTTGACCGCAGTGAGATAGGTAGCTACACCGTGTTGCGGGTGTTCGTTACCTTTTTTCCAGAGTACCTCAACAACACTCTCTGCTCCAAAGTCGTGACCTATAGACTCACCGTCTATAGTCTTGACCATTTCAAATGAGAGAGGATATTTTGTTGAGAATTTACGGGCTTTATAAGAGCCACCGTCCTCAGTCTTGATAGTGCGAACCTTAACACCTTCACTCTCTAGAGCCTTAGCTTCCTTAGAGTCAAGGGCGACAGTAAGTGTGTACTTACCAGTGTCCTCACCTTGAAATTTTTCCGTGCTATCTAGATAGACGTACTTTGCTATTCCTTTAGTTACCATATTTATCTTCCTCGAGACCTGTAGAAAATAGACTGAAAGGTAGCGGTCTCTAGGACTACCTCAGTCTGTAAACGATTA